GAGTCGGGCAGGTTTACGGGAGTTCCCTTTATCACGAGGCGGGGCATTTCTTACTCCATCTTTTATTAGCAGCATCTGATAGCTTTTTTCTCGTTTCCTCGGTATATACCCGAACTCTCGTTCTATTATGTTCTGCTATTTTCATTCTAACTTCTTCCGAGTGTTTATAATTTTTTCTCTTGGAAGGCTTACCCTTTTTTGCTAAAGACATTTTTAACTTTACTTCTTCTGAAAGAACAACGCCTTTTCTTGGACTTACCTTGCCTTTTTTTGAAATAGACATTCTTTTTCTAGTCTCTTCAGAATGTTTTACTCCTAGACAACTTCCCGCTATTTTACAAATATTTAACTCAGGTCTGAGTGTATCCAAATAAAACTGTTCGCGGGCTATACAAACTTCTGGCCCACATTCTTCTAATATACTAAATTCAAAGGAATCTGCACCATATTTATTCCAAGAGTTTTGGAGTCTAGGAGAATGATGTTTATTTGCTCTTAAATCGCGAGTATGGTAGCCCCAGCGACTTTTAAAGCATACAGAAGCACTTCCCACATAAGAATCGCCAGTTACTTTATTTTTAATTATATAAATACCTGTAGCCATTAATTTCCCAAGGAAAGCATAATTTCAACATAAGTTGTTAATTAATATGACCTAAAATAAAAAAGCCCCAGCAATGCCAGGGCTTTAATTATTTAGCAGTTAGCTAACATTAGGCGACGTTTACAATGCCAGTCAAAATCACATTTTTTCCGGGAGACATACAGAAAACAGCTTGGTCTGTGTACAAGCGAAGCTCGTAAGCAGCAGCGTTTTCAAGATCACGGAAGAACTCTTCACCTTGACCGGGACGCTTGAATGTTACGTCAGAAGAACCAACTCTCATCCAATCTTCGAGGCAAAGGGCGTAAGCATAACCTTCTTTCACGTAGATAGAAGGAACGATTTTGATATCGCCGTTCTGAGACGCGAACTTGATAGCCTTAGCACCTTGGTCGAGTTGAGCAGAGCTGAATGACTGATCGTATTGACGAAGAGCAGCCAAATCTTGGAGAAGATCAGCCCATCCGCGTGGGTTTACGAAAAGAGTTACTTCAGAGTCAAGACCTTTCTCAACAGCGCGTGTGATTGACTTAGAAACCTTTTGGAAGCTAAGAGCACCAGAAACGTTGTATGAGTTACCTTTCCAGAGGTTATATGTACCAGCGTTGATGTTGAAAAGAGTACCAGTGTTCTCAAGAATCTTGTGGATACCAGCGAACTCGTTACCCAATGCACCTTTGTGGTAAACTTGGTCAGTAGCAACTACGCCAGCGAGAGCAGCAGAAGCGTCAAGAGTGATTACACGAGTTTCCATGTTGACAGAAACGATCTTGAATTCACCGCGAGAAGTAGCGAGAGTAGCGTCTACGATCTCGATTGGCATACCTTCAGCACCAGCGAAGATACCGGGAGCCCACTCAGCAGTAGCGATTGTGATTGTTGAGCCAGAAACAGCAGAAACTTCTCCGTAGCCTTTTTGACCGTAAAGGAGGTGGATTTCGAGCTTCTTAGACATTGAACGGAGCATGTTAGCTACGAGATACTTTGTAGCGTCCATGAAAGCATTCTTACCGCCAGCAGAACGCGAAGCAGCAACATATCCAAGGAGTGAACGCATAACCATAGGGTTACCGCGAACTTGAGCGTCCTTGATTACGCCAGCAACTGCAGGGTTAAGGTTGAATGCGTCGTCGTCGCTAGAAGCGAAAGTAACACCGTGCTCCATACCGAGGATTACTGGTTGGTGAAAGAGGTTACCGCCCATCTTTTCTTTTGCGAAGAACTTGATGGTATTAACGAGTTTGAGACCTTCTGGGATCAACTCATGGAGCTTATCCGCATATACTTCTTTAAAGAGACCGTTGAGGTTACCAACTACGTTATCCGGAGTTGAGAACTTGTTTGTTGTAGACATTTACTTTTCCTTTGTTTTGTTATAAAAAATTTGTTTTTAGATTATCACCAGTAATTTTTACTTTCTCAAACTTTGGTATCTTAAGGTCCGGTTAAGGATATCTCTAGAATCTCTGTATAATATTCATAATATTACGGAGTTATCTAGTTTAAGTTGTTAAAATTACATTGCCGGGCTATAAAAAAGATTATAACCCAGCAATTTCAATTACTTAGATACCAAAAAAGTCTTTAATCGTCTTCTTTTGAGCTACTTCAGCTTGTTTCTGTACCGTCTTATTTCCAACATCTTTAGCCGCAGATTTAACCGGGACAGGTGGCTTTTTAGCAGCAGTTACTCTATTCTTCCGTAGACTTGAGATGATTTCTTGACCTAGTAGCTGCTCTACCATTTCTGGTGGCAATGCTCTCATAAGGTCACGAACATCTGACTCCATCTCTTTTTGAATTAGAGGGATAACATCAGCCGGACTAATATCAATTCCATTCTCTACAGCTTGAATCATATACTCAGTCATCTTCTTTACAGTATATGGAGACTTGGGAAGATTAGAAGTTTCAAGAGCTTGTGACATCAAATTGTCATAACGCTCGAATTCTGCTTCAGTAAGACGCTCTAGCTCGCGGGCTTCTAGCTCTTGTTTTTCTTTCTCACGCTCTGATTTAAGGGCTTGTAACTCTTGCTCTAGCTTCTCGCGTTCAATCTGTTCTGGAGTCTTCTGAGACTGCTTAATCTCTTCTTCGAGAATCTCAGCAGCAAGCTGCTTTACATCAATTCCAATAGCAGGATTACTGAGAGCTTTACGAGGATTTGTCTTAAGGTCTTGAAGGAAAGCAGACACTTCTCTCTCAAACTGACCCAATTCCTGTGACTTATGTTGAGACAATCTAGCCATTTGTAGCTGGCGAGTCATGTACTCTGCGTGTTCTTCTGGGATTTCAAACGGGAGGTCTTCATCGACTTCTTTTCCGTTGAACTTTAGCTTGAGCTTCTTGAGCATTTTTTTCTGCTCTTTAATCTCTTCTACAATATTTTCTTGTGATTCTTGTTCTTGACCTTCTTCGACAATCTCCGAACTTTCTTCGATTGCTTCTGATCCTGATACTTCATCTGACATAAATTTCCTTTATCTCGCCCTAGGGTAGAGAATTAAGTTAACCGCCCGAAATTGGGTAGGTTTCTATGATAGTTGTTAATTATTTACCGGCTAAGAGAATTAGCTCGATGTCGCGCGGAGTGAGAAGATTAAGGTCTTTGTCAATCTTATAACCTTCTAGTAGAAGAATCTTGCCGATCTCTTCCGAACAATTATAGCCCGACTTAAAAATATTCTTTTTTAATCCAAGAGCATTAGAAATAAATAAACCAATATTTTGTAGGTGTCCGTAAGAATTACCTTCATTATCAACACAATATTGAATTAACTGATCGTAATTACATTTTTTAACTTCAATGGTGTAAGATTTGACTTCTTCTGCATGTTTTTGCCAATACTTCTGACCGACGAATCGAGTTCCAGTGCCGACTGCTTCATAGATTAGCGGTCTATTAATTGATTCGGAATAGAATTCTAAGTAGACATGAGAATACGGAGTCCAACCTTGGTACATACGAATTAACCAAGAACCAATTGGAAATAATTTATTTTTTGGTCTACTAAATCCAATTGTAACTGTTTTCATTTTTAATCGTCCCAACCGTTAGTTTGTAGAAAAGCAGTAATCTTTTGAATAGCCTCCGCCATGATATCAGAATGAAGAGGGAATGACGGAGCGTATGCTGCAATTATTGTTCTTGCAGTTTTTAAAGCTCCAGTTTGCATAAGAGATAATACTCCACCTAAAGCGGTTAACATTCCTGATACATTTGGAGTATTCCCAGAGAAAGAAAGCTCTAGGTTCCTAGCCCCAACTAAGTCTACGAGTTCTTTAGACAACTGTTCTCCAAATTGTCTTTGGTGATTTTGTTGAGAAAGAGCGCGTTCCGCAAGAGTTTGAGGCTGTAATTGATTTCCTCTTAAAACCCATCCAACTTCAGGAGCCGGAGACATGTTTGACACGTCAACAATAGAGTCATAGTTTTTAATCATAACTACATATTGTTCTTCGGAAAGTTCCACTATTTGAAGTACGTTATTGTTTCTTATAAGTGCGTACATGTTACTCATCCAATTTTGTTATATCTAGGTATTCTACGTCGTTTCTCAATCTAACAATACTGTCGTAAACTCCTAAATGATTTACATATATTTTTTTTCTGTATTTTCTACCTTGTCTGGTACAATTTGCAACTATTGCCAATGTAAGTTCACCATCTAAATCAACGGTGGATGGAAAATCTGCCGCAGTTACGTGACATTTAACCGATCCATCTCCAATAGAACTTCCGGGTTTTGTAATAACAAATGTTTCCGCCCAGTTATCTGTAGTAGATATTAGATAGACACTAAACGTATAATTAGCTGCTTGCATTATATCACTATCTTTATCTAGATAGCTTTTAATGTGTATTCCATCAAAATCAACCTGAGCAAATTTTGCCCAAAGATTTAATATATAATCTCTTGGGGTAGTGGCTCTGTGTTTCGTTGTAAAAACAATAGAGTTATAATCGGAGTTCGGAGTAATAACAAGTTTACGCCCAGTCTTTAGCTTTAAAGGCTGAACGTATTTATTATTAACCGTAGATTTAATTCTTCTTGTTGCCATATTAATTATAAAAGTGAGATTGTAATTTTCTTATCCAACCTTCTCTTATTTCTCTTGTTATTAACGGGTTGCTAACTTGTTGTAATTTCAAAACAGCTAACTCAAAACTTAAAGTATTAATATCATCTAATATTAATTTTAACATTGGGTCTTGTGTTAACCCAACTAAATCCGAAACAGACCATCTGCCCGATCTTACTCTAGTCATATTCTCTGTTGCCATTTCTGCAATAATCACGTCTTTTACGGCAGCTCTTTTCATATACTTAGCTTTATCTATTTCTTCTAGTGTTTGTGATTTATTACTAAATCCATCAAATTCATTTCTTAACGACTGTTTATCTATTTCTGGAAGATTAGAAATAGCAGCTTCTAATTGATCTTTAGTTTTAATCCAAATACCTTTCCAATTAATCATCCTATCTTCTTTAACTTTAAGTATGATCCAATTCTAACACTAACTGCCGTTGTTGTTTCTGATCTTAGCTGTAATGCAACCGTTCCAGCAGTTGTTAATGTTATTACTCCCAACCCGGTAGAAATAAAATCGGTATTAGCTGCCGGAGCTGTGGTAGGTGTTACGTTATCTCCCAAAGCTATTTGATCATATTGGAAGTCTCTGTCTGTTCCGTTTCCACCTTGAGGTATATTCCATTTTACTCTAACTGGATTTATAACAGAAGTACCCTGTGCAATTCTTAATCCTATACCACTAGCGGTAGCTGTGGATTGACATACTATATAAGCAGTTACTTCGTAAGTTCCGGTGGCTAAAGATGGCGTTGTAAGCTCTGTTATATTTGCGTAAGTCACACTCGTACTAGTTTGGTTTGCTGCAGTAATTCTAAAAACAAACTCTTCAAATAACTGAGGTCTAACAATGGTCCAGTTGGTTGTTCCAGCTCCAGTTTTTAGGTAAAGAAATGAACCGTCAGTTACTATACCTAAAGAGCCAATTGGAGCATCTGCCCCCGAAATTGTGGGGGCAGTGTCTAGTTCTAATATTTCCAATTCATTTACCGTAATTGAGCCTAAAATAGCCATAATTACCTAATTCTATGGATGACAACTTTCCAAGTAATGTTAGCAGAAGCAACTCCAGTAACGCGTATGTCAACAGAAGAACCGTTAACAATTGGAGCTACTGTAGCCGCATTTAGCGCACCATCTTCGGATGTATAATCTGATTGTACGTTAAGAATCGTTACGGTTCCTCCGTTATTTTTAATTCTCAATGTCCTTTCGTAAGCCACAGACTCATTAGCTCCGTTAGTTCTCAACCCTGTAACATAGAATTTTACTAACTCTGCAGAATTCAAAGAGGTAGCAACCGTTCCAACCACAGCATTTACTGCTCCTGAAGTAGTGGTGCTATTTGCATTAACGTTATACTTAACGTTATTTTCTTCAATATGAAGTATTGTTTCGGGCGAAGCACTTCCTAATCCAAGTCGAACGTTAGCTTCATCGTATGCGGAGCTAGCACCTAGATTAATTTTACCTTTGGTTGCATTCGATGTAGAACTTAATGTGAGATTATTTGCAGAAGCTGTACCACCAGTTAGTGATTGTCCCCCAGCTCTACCTGCCAACAAGGCATATTGAGCATGATCGTCATCCGATAGTCCACTAATAGAACCGTGGTCAATTCCTGACTGAATAACCTCGGCAGTAATTGTATTTGCACCATCGTTGTATGTAAAGTCAATCGTAGAAGAATCTACTAGAGAGTTTCCTACAGCATCTTGAGCCGATTCATTAAAATCAGTAACTTGTGTTGATGGTATTGCTATAGATGTACTAGCAGCCGCAGTTAGCTGACCTTGAGCATTTACTGTAAAGGTTGCGACTTGAGAAGCTGATCCATAAGAAGCGGCAGATACACCTGTATTTGAAATAGCAACAGATGGGTTGGCTGCAACTCCATCACCGTTATTTACAGTAATGCCGGTTCCTGAAACAATTGATCTTGATGTAAACGTATCAGCCGCAGTCTGAACAACAATTCCATTGCTATTAAAAGCAGCAAGAGCTGTAAGAGTGGCATCTAGTGGTTGTTTTTCTGCATCAAGTTCATTCAGTGCAGCTTGAACTGTTACAGAAGAAATATTTCCTGCTGGAGTATTTGTAATTTGAGAAGCGTTATAATCTCCCGCTTGAGCAGAAACTGCTCCCGATCTTCCAAAAACAGAAGTAACTTCGGAGGGGGAAATTTCGATATAAATTGATCCAGACCAGCGATATGTTTTATTTGTATCAAGTGCTACATAGATAACACCCATCTCTCCCGTTACAGGAAAAGATGCTAGGTTTGCAAACTCAAGAACATCATCGACATAACTAGGTAACTGAGCTGCGGGGACTTTTCCGGTAGCATCGAGGGTTGCTAATCCGTTTGGTTGTCCTTTTTGTGCAGTAATTCTTGCGTCAGCAGCAGCATTAAAATCAGAAACCTGCGTAGCCGTAATACTTATAGCAGTGGTGGCGGCTGCGCTCAATCTACCTTTTTGATCTACCGTAAAGGTGGCTACCTGAGATGCACTTCCGTAAGAGTTGGCGACTACTCCAGTATTTGTAAGGTCTGCGGTAATTTCGTTTCCAGCATCGTTATAAACAAGATTAATATTTGCTGTATTTGTTAATATCGCACCCACTGCATCTTGTGCGTCTTCTGCCGTAAATGTAGATATCTGCGTCCAAGCGGTATCCGCAGCTCCAGTTTTTATATAAAGCGATCCAACGCTTCCGTCATCGAAAAGCGCAATAGAACCGATTGAAGCCTCTGTTCCAGAAAAAGACGCAGGATTTGCGTCTACCTCTATAACCTGCTTGCCGTTTACCGTTAATAAACCCGTAATTGTAGCCATTTTATTCTCCTAAATGTTGCTCTATTTCCAATGAGCCTTGCCAACTTGTTAAATTATTACTATAGCCTTTGACTTGTAGTTTAATGTTCCCTCCATCTACTAAAAATCTGGCATTAAATCCGTTTTCTTGTGTTGCAGTAAAGTCCGTTTGTGTTAGGTTTACATTAAATACATCACCGTTTTGTTTATAAAAAATAGCAGTTCTTTTAAATCCACCGTACTTATTATTTCCTTGTTCTTTAGCTATTACAGAAAAGGTTAATAATACTCCCGATCCTTCTGTTGGAATATATGTAAATATATCTTCCCAGTTAGTTGAACTAAAAGTTCCATTTAGTAGCTGAAATCTATTTACAAATTCATCCAACGCATCTAATATTTCATCTGCCTTTTCAATACTCTGTATTCTTTGTCTAAACTTCTGTCTAGCAGAAAAAGATATAGACATTTTATTCCCCTAAAGTAATACCAACTATAGATGATAAAGCAGCTTCCTCTGTAGAAATTTCTATTTTAACAGTATAGTGAGTTAGGTCTAGTATTGCTTCGGCTCCAACTGGAGTGATCTGGTAAAATCCATTCGCGTCAGCAACAATATTAGCCTCCGTGATACCAATGGTTAATCCATCTTTATCATAGATAGTGTATGAAGCCGTTCCCAAGTCGGAATCCATATGCTCACCATTTTTAGTTGCCCAAAAAGTTGCCTGTAATTCATTGCTTGCGTTTATAGAAAATACAGCACGAGCTTCGTACACATTTCCTAAAATAACTGGAGTACCTATTTCAGAAGTACCTTGATAAAAGTTATTCTCAACTAAAAAATTAGCCATATATTAGGACTCTCTTAGTGACGGACGTACATCTACTCCGGGAGATACGCTAAATGTGTATCTGATTAAAGTTCCCACTGTGTTAGGCACCGTTCCTACATTATTCCAGTTAACTCCACCGTCAGTAGAGTATTGGAAATTTGAAGCTTGGCTCACTGTATTGTGATTAACAATTAAAGAATCACTCAAATCATATGCTCTAAAGAACAATGTTGGGACAGAGCCAGAGTAAGCTTTCTTTAATCTGAATGCAGCTCTGGACGGGTTACCGTTATCTGAATCATCGTTACTAAATTCCCAATTATCAGAAATTTCATTATTAGATGTAAATCCAACAAATAAATCGTTTACTTGCGCAGGTATTCCTCCGCCATCCTGAATAATTTTAAAACTAATTCTAAACTGAATTTGTCCAGTAGCTACTGAAACAGAGGTTAAACTTTCTTTTTCTGGAAGAAGCAACCATCCGCCAGTTGATGAACCGAAGCCAGATGTTCTATATTCTAGTTTTACTACTCCGCTATATGACCAAAGTTCTTCAAATGTATCTACAAATTCAAGGATTCCATTTGGAATATCTAATACTTTGGAGATAATAAATGTGTTATTATAGTTACTATCCGCAAGCATGTCGGTAGTTAGTAGACCTCTCTGACCAACCGCAGAACCGACTGTAAATAAAACCCCTTGCTCCAAATCAATTGAAGAAATGGTTATTGGCTTTTGTTCTACAATAATATTACTAGGTTTTCCTTCTAAATAGAAATTACCTGTCCCGCCAAAAATAGTATCAATTTCGTTATTCACAATTCTTTTGACTACGAACAAATTTGTATTTGTAGTATAAATTGCTCTATCTAAAGCATTAGACCAAGTGGCAATTGCTGCAGTCGGAGCTATTATTTGGTTAGGTACACCGAGCAAATTCGATGTGACTAGAGAAGCCCAGCTTGTAGCTCCGGAAGTAAGTTCCGACAGTCTCCCTAGATATAGATTGGATGAGGTTGAAAAAAATACACAACTGAATCCAGCATTGGTTGTGTGTTGTGGTGTAGCAAAATCTTCGCTATCGGTTGCCAACAATGTTCCAGAGAGTGCCGGTAAGTTCCCGGTTTTGTGTACAAATGCAGAACCGCTTGTACCAAATGCGCGACAAACATCAACAGAGCCGTTTATTGTTATGTTAATGGCTGCACCACCCGTTGTTGCAGAAACCTGATAATCGTTTACTGTGGGGTTTCTCACAAAATAGGTTGTATTATTTGTAAGACCAGTACCACCAGATAGATTTGTTAGGAAAATAGGAGTATTGTCTGCATATCCGTGAGCGGTTTGTGTTAATCTATCAGTACCAGCGTCGATAGTAACGCCCGTAGTTAGAGGGCAGTTTAGAGATGCCGAGGTATCGTACACATAATATTGATGAGTGGCGGCAGCTCCGTTGTGTACATAAATTCTATTATTATTTTGATCTAATACAGAACCGACGCTAATAGTTTGAAGTTGACCGACACCAATATTAAGAGGGTCTTGTAAAAAATAGACCGCTTTTTGATTTAAACCGGTTGCAAAAGGAATAGTAGGAAACGCTAATGGACTAAAATCAATCAAATCAATATTATTAGCACAAAAAGTACCGCCATTAATAAGAATTGAAGCAGAAGTTGTGATGAATATTTTCCATCCTGTAGACCCGGTATCTATTACTTTTAAAGAACGTAAAGTATGGGTTGTTGCTGCTATGTCGGGCAAGCTTACACGAATACATCCGATATAAGCAACATCTCCTGTAGCGAAATTATAAGTATGTAAAGATAATATAGAGTTACCTCCAGCCTCGGCTGAAAGAGTAAACACCCGTCCACTAGCTGTACTATAATTAATTACAGGAACCGCAGTACCGGCAGTATCAGTAAAAACATCTATGAATTTATTTAAAACTGGTCCTAATACAGGCTTACTATCAATCACTTTTTGAGCAACTCGACCTTGTATTGTCGTTTTGGTCTGGTCGTAGATCGAAACTACGTCTCCTAGAAGGTTTGCTTTTACGCTTTTCATTTTATCCCCTTAAACTATCGTCCAAGTAATGTTTGTTCTTTTGTATCTACCCGACTCAAGAACATATGTCAAAGTCTTTTTGGCTGTTACCCCGGGAAATCTACCACTCGTGTAATTGATTTCTGTAATTCTTTGATTTTTTGTTCCAAAATCCTGATAAATTATTTCTTGATCCCTATCGTCAGTTGCAAGTATTTGATTTTTAATGTTATTAACATATAAAAACTTATTTCCAGATTCTAATCCATTGTCAGTCCCAGCTAAAAGAGTTTTAATCTCTGACTGATCCGTGGCAAGGACCACACTCAACGAATTATTGGATACTTGCGGTCCTAAATTCGGGAGTTTGCTATCTATAGTTGTTAAGGTATCCTTGGAATCTTGATCTAATAAAATTGGAACAGGATTGGCTACAGTAACAGGGGCATTATCTACAGCTAAATTAGCAGTTGTCTGTAATTCCGAGGCGTTATCCTGAACAACGGTCAATTCCGAGGCAAGACTAATTGTTGTAGTGGTCGGGACCGGATTTGTATCACTTACTGGTTGACCATTTACCATTAAGTGAGCATTAGATTGTAGACTTTCAGGGTCTAACTGAAACACCTCGACCGACGACTCATTGGCATCGGTTTTAGTGCGTAAACTACCCGTTTCCTCATCATAGGAACCTTGTAGGGTTTGACCTGAATCTAATAAAGATGGCTTAGGTGCTGACATTACTTATTACCCATCATCCGTTGTAAAGCTTTAAATCTACTTGTATTAAGAGTGTCATCGTCTTCTCTGGCTTCTCTTACTAGCTCAACATCGCGCCCCTGAGCTTCAGTAACTGACTGATCTGAGCCTTCTCCAGCTTTTTCTGACCCGAGAGCTTCTCCAATTAGCATACCCAATGGATTAGCCGCTTTAAGAGCAAGTCCAGCAGCCTTTGGAGCAATCTTACTAATACCCTTAGCAATCATACTAGGAGCACTTTGTAAAACATCTCCAGCTAGAGTATCAGCAGCCTTCTCGGTATCCCCCTGTAACAAGTCTGCACCAATCCCAAGACCAGAAATACTGGGCATTAGCTTCGATCTTGTTTGTGCAAAAGATGAACCGGGTTTTTTACGAAGAGCCTCAATTTTATCTTTAAATTGCTGACCAGTAAGAACGGGTATTCCGGTTTTTGTATCAATTTGTTCAGTACCGACTTTTAATCTTTTAATTGGTTCTGGTTCGGCTTTTTTACCTTTAAATTTAAGAACATCTCCCTCAAGAGGAGATTCATAGCTTGCGTCCTTAACGGGCTCTGCCAATAATTTTTCCATGTCACGCAAAAGCTTTAATCTTTTTTCTGTATCGTCCATTACTTATCCCCACCTTTCTTACCTTTGGGTGAATATTTTGTACTATTTTTACTCCAGAGATTGCGACAAGCCCAATAACGAGCAGTTGTCTTATCCTTAGCTGTATCGCAATTATGTCTAGCCCGGAAGTTTTTGCGAGCAGAATCGGAATAATTAGAACCATAATCAGAAGCTCCGTAATGGATTAGCTTCTCCTTACCGTCCTGACATCCTTTTACCATGCGCTTTTTACCCGGCTTTGTTGACGGTCTAGGCTTATTACAAGCCATTGTATCTCTTAACTTAGAGAACCTTTTTTTACTCATCGTTTTGCTCATCCTTGTTTGCAAAAAGTTCTAATAATTTTGTTTCTGGAATTGTAAAGTTAAATTCTTCTCCACGCTCTTTTAAGAACTTACGAAGAGCTTCCTTGGATTTTCCTACAGTTTTGTAACGATACAACTTTGGGTTAGATTTTATAACATTGGCTGGGAGTACGTTTTCAATTAATTCTTCATCCGGGGCTTTAACAAATTCTTTTCCGCGACCCTTGCCTAAATTATACAAAGCATACTGATCTTCTACTGAAGGTGAATTCTTATTTGAAGCAGCAATCTGTTTAATTGTCGGAGAGTTATAATTAATAATATCGGAAGCTAATGCTGCCTGAGTATTACGATCTTTAATTGTGTTCTCTGACCCGGGGCGAATAATCTTTGCTAGATTCGGCATTACTTGCATAATACCAGAAGCAGAGCCTCCGTCCATATTATCCTCGTACTTACCGTGCTGAGATTCTACCCCGCCAATCATTGCAACTTCGCGTGGAGTAAGATCAGTTTGACTTGCTACATCATGGTAAACGTCTTCTACTGTCTTTTCGACGTAGTTCGGTCTATCCATTGATTCTAGCAGTTTCTTAAACTTATCTTCCATGACTTTATCTAGCCCTAGGGTCAATTGAAGGATTAGGCAATAAGTTAGCATCTACACTCGCATCTCTAGGTTGTTGGACATCTCCCATAACTTGAGAAACATCACCTTGAGGTTGTATCATACCAGCAGGACTACCACCTTGTCCAGGGGTAGGTTGTGGAGGTATTTCCCCACCAGGTCCACCTTGAGGCATCGGAGGAGTTTGCTGCGGAGCTTGTGGAGGAGCAAGAGGCTGTTCTCCAATAAGCTGTAGAAGATCAGGATCAGCAGTTCTAAGAATATCAATATGTTCTTGAATATGTGCTTGAACATTAGCCAAAAGCTCCGGATTTGCCCGCAGTTCTGGATCATTAATAACCGACTGGTGTTCCATAATGTGCATTCTGTGACGGTCTAGTAGGGCTGCAAATACTTCACGACCTTCGAGCATTAATTCATTCTCGCGCTTAATAAGCATTAGATCGGAGATATCACCTTCCATCATACTATCAATACGACCAGTTTCAATAACCATGAAGTATTGTTGAGGATTCTTGATGAGCTGCATTTGAGCGAGCTGTTCAGCCATTTGAACACGACCAGCAGTTGTACGAGCAAGCGGGTTACCCACATCTACTACAACACGCTTTACGTCTTTAATCATATCCCCAGTAAACTCCTTAAGATACGGCTGCTTGTTTTTACCAACAAGAGCAATGAGCTTAGGGGTATCTGCGAAATCTTTAAGGATTTCAATCAGATTTGTGCCGGTTCTTTCGAGGAACTTTACGTAGTTCTTTTGAAGACCAGATACGAACTGGAGAGACATAGATTGGACGAGAGCCAGCGCAGAGGCGGAACGCAATGAAGCCTCTGGCTGACCTCGTGTTACCGAGCTTACGCCCGTTAGTGTTTCTGAAGCTTGTACGAGCAATGCAATAAAGTTTGTCGTACTAGGGTTCGTAGCTACAAGGTTAAGCGGCTCTGGCTTAGAATTACCCTCAACGATATTCATACCGCCAGCAAGCTGGGATACGTTTAGATCAGCACCTTTCTGTACGAATAAGTTCTGGACATTAAAAGCATTTTCATTTGTCATTACTGCGGAATACAATGAGTTAATAGCCTCTTGTAGAGGATATACATCAAACATATCGGTATAACCGTATGTTGTACCCATGATTCTAGCAGGATTCAAATGGAATACTGGAATCGTTCTATATGGAAGAGGGAGGTCGAGAAGAACGCAATCGTCAGACAAGAAGAGCATATAACGCCCCTCAGTCATTGCATCTGATTTCTTGTGGAAGAACTCATATACCGCAATATCGTCAGTGTCGTCGTTAGAAAAAACAGAGACGCGATACTTATTCGCATCGTTCTTCGTTTCCATCTGTTTAATTTTCTCAGCCATTTCCGGATACTTAGCCATCAAGTTATATTTATTTACATAACTTCTAGTAAGAATCCACTCGTGCTGATTCCAATTCTCTTTTGTCCCGTCGAAAACAACGTCGAGCGGACTAAGTAGACTGAATTCAATCTCACCTTCGTTAATCGGATCACCCGTTTCTGGATCAACGTCATAGGTTTCCCCAGCCGTGGCGTTCCATTCCATTTTAAGGAAGGCAGCACCAAGAACTACTGACATTTCTACTGCATCGTAAACCATGTCTTCTAGACCCTTCTCGCGCATATAGTAATCAAGGATTCCATTAGCGAGGTATGTCTGGGAGAGTGATTTATAATCCGAGTTTACTGCCCGGGCTTCTAACGTAGGACGATTAGAAGTAATCATGTTGTACATGTGACGGGCTAGGTTTCTGAAATGGTTTACGGGGAGTTTTACAAGCTCACCTTGTTCTCCAGTAAAGCTAATCTCGTGGGAATCGCTAGAATCCCCACTAAAATGACCGTAATAAAAGCGATACATGTCCTTCATTTTATTAATGTATGAATTAGAGTTCAATACGTTATAAAATGTTTCAGCTTTGCTTAAAAGAACGCTCGCGGTCGCTTCAGGAGCACGAGCAGCAAAATATTTATTTGCGTCATCCATTGTAAATCCTTAGAATTGAGAAATAACTCTTTTCAGCTCTTCAAGAGGAACAAGATGATTGTCTGTGTTCTGCTCTCTACTGCCAGCAAAAAGAATTCCCATGACATTACCCCAAACATTTACAGCCGGGCTGCCAGAATTACCGCCATAGGCGATTGCACTTGATGCATATGTTTTCATAGACTTAAGACAGACGAACTGCATACCATACATCATCTGTTCAAAGAAGTTTAGCTCGATTACGCGACCTTTACACTCAGCTACAGTCTTCGCTGACATATCCAAAAGCTCAATAACATCGTTTCCGATGTATTCGCCTTTAGAAATAGTAAGTTTACGACCGCCCGGGTGACCAATTACGAAGTGAGTGTCGCCTTTTGAAGGCTTAGATGCTAAATCTAGTGCAGGAATTCTCTTATCGCCCTTTACTAGACAGATATCATGAATTGTATCGATATGAACGATTTCTTTTCTTGAGGTAAAGCCACGGTCTGACTTGATATAGACATATCCATCCAGAGAAGGAGAGCAAACATGTTCATTTGTTACAATGTACAATTCCCCTGACGCGCCTTCCATCGAGAATCCGCTTCCTCCACCCTTGCCATTTGGAGATATCTGAACAACTGACTTTCCCACAGTATGTCTCAGGTAATACTGGTGCATTTCAGGACCGCTTACAGCTAAAAATAGAGCCGATACTCCTAGAATGATGTTTCTTAATGTCTTTTTGATTGTACTTTTAACCACTTGCGTTCCTTTTTGGATAGGTTTCTATACCTAAGTTGTTAATTATTTCCGTTTTTTACCGAAAATAGCTTCCATAACCAGTTTTTGTTGGTGTCCTAGAAACTTATCTTTGTTTTCTATATGCATATTCCGTATATTATGACCATAACCAGCAGGATAAGGGTTCTTATTGTAATTCACAGCTCGCATAAAATATAAAAGAGCATCAACGGCATCGTAATGTCCGTCATCAGGACTTCTAGCAAAATCATCTTTATTCCCCTTTTCTTTCCAGCGAGCATTTTTAATATGTCTGATCAAAGTAGTACACTTGGGGTTAATAATTATCTTCTCTCCGGCTAACATAACCCGCAATTTGTTTAAGTGCGCGAGTTTATTATCTTTACTAGCCAATGCAAAGTTAATTTCGCCATCAGAATGTACTGAAATTTCTTGTAAAACGAATGGATTTACGTCAGAAACGCGCATATCCGGTCTAAACATCTCATTTGTAAGTGGATTTGTCCATAACTCTTCCTCTTTTTTAGCTAATTCCTTAGTAAAAACAGGTAGATGGATCTGTTTACCATTACGAACGATCTCGTCTTGGATAACAATGACATCATTTCGGAAGTCATAGTAGCCATATAGCACTACTGTAAGGTCTTTGAACCCAATATCCATGGAAACATATCTGTTTTTATAAGGAGGTTCGTCCCAAGTTTTTACAATTTTAGCCAAAAGGTCGTCATCAACCTCGGGCAATACAGACATTTCCTCATCTTTAATGATTTCACACATATACTCACGACGAAACTGTGAGTTATTAGCTCCGCCAGAGAACTTTGAAATGATATTATTAATCTGTTCAGAAGTCAGAAGGGGATTATCGTAAACAGTTTTAATTGTTAGGAGGTTATCCTTCTCCGCGCGCTCAATAAAATGATGAAATTCATGAGCTGGGTCTTCTGGAGGTGTACTAGCAAGGATAATTTTTCCGCCAGTATGTGTCGTTGTTGGTAACAAAATGGACATAACGTTGTAATCTAGGTTATTGCAGAAACCAGCTTCGTCTACGAGAACCAAATCCGACTTCTGCCCCCGGAGTCTCTCTGCCGAATTTCCATCCGAACCCGCCAATTGAATCTGACTGCCGTTCTTAAAGATATAGATGTACTGAGATGGAATGTATTCGGGCTTTAAATCTTCTGGGAAGTCCTCGAATATCTGACGAAAGATAGGTTCAAAGATTGTTTTAGCATGGAGCTTAGTATCTGTCAAAAGCTTTACAATTACATTATTCCTTGACTGACATTCCATAACGCCAATTAGCGCGAGAGCAAATGACTTACCGGACTGACGGGCAAGAAGCCAAGTCATGATCGAGTTATCTGGAGAATTCTTATAGATATTATACATTTCAAGCTGGTTAGAATGAAACATAAACTGCAACATCCCGCGACGAATTAACTCGCGCTTTGCTGCTTTTTTATCTATCTTAGCTGCGGTCATTAGCTTTCAGCCTTATTCAGGGAGTCCATCATTTTCAGTAGGTCTTCATTACTGAGAGCTTCGACAGGGTCTTCCTGTTCTGCTACTTTCTTACCACGAATCTCTTTTAGAGTTTTGACTAGAATCTCTGTTTTTTTGACTTCTTCCATTGTCATTTCTCTGACCATAGCATGATTCTTTAGAATTGCAAGCTGGACAACGCAGATTGTTTCTTCGTCTGAAGTAGCAAACTGACCGTTGTTTTCCTTTGGAGCCAAAGCTTTAAGCTGGGCGTTCTCAATCGTATATCTTTCGATTTCTCCAGCCAGCTTCTCAATTTCTTTCTTCAGTCGATTAATTTCTTTAGACTGATTAAGAATTGTTTGGGTCTGGACATTAAGGAAAACCTTTTGATCTTCTTCTGTTTTTGTATAGCTTTCTACCATTTTATCAATTGAATCATTTGACATTGTTATCTCCCCGGTCTGATGCCGCTAGACATTTTGATTACTGACATATCACCCTTAACTTCTTTCAAAGCTTTTTCTAATTCAGCACTCTTGCTATGAATAGCTTCGATTGCTTGAGTCTGATCTTTAATTTTTGGTTGCTTAAATAAACACACTACGTCGAAAGCTACGAAAGCAGCTAGGGATATTAACGCAGCGTGTGTCGGGGATGACAAGAGAGTTGTAATTACGGACGCAGCCAGTAAGATAAAGAGACTCGCTCTTACCAGTTTTCCATAACTTAGGTTATCTCTAAGTAGGTTAAAAAATTGAGAAACTCGTGATGCGCTTTTTAAATGTTTGATGTCACTAGACTCATTCGCCATTGAGGCTTCTCCTAAGTAGTTGTTATTTTTCTCTAAATTAATATTTCCATCTTCTAAAATCTGGACGCGTATCTAGGTGCAAAAATGTATTTGCTATCCCAATACTTTTAAAATGTTTTTCAGCAATAGGTTCCAATCCTTCCTTGCTGCCCGACATTGTTTGGATATCCACACCCTCACCTAATTCATGGGTCGAAGTTCCAGTAGCTGTCTTAATTCCAGAGCCGCGCAAAGAAGCTTGATGCTTTTGACATCTAAACGCCGAGGTAATCCGAATTGGAGCCCCGAACTCTTCTCTAATCAAATCTAGTTTAGTAACTAGCTCTACTGAAATCTTTTGATCTACACAATCTTTGTTTGAGCACTTACAGGAAAACTCTCTGCTATTAAAATGCTTACCTAGCGGCTTCGCCACACCTTTCTCCCAAGTGTAATGAGTTTCAACCTTTTTCTTTACCTCGGGCTCAGAAGACGGTTTCTTCGAGTTCTCTTCTGACCGTCCAGTATGGTAGGTAAACAGGCTCATTATTAGCTTTACTATCTCTGAAATACTCATCTAAATCACCCAATATTTCCGTTCTAAGTCTTCGTATTACTTCTAAAATCTCATCAAACTCTTCGTCAATCGCATCAACTTCGTCATCGGGAAACTCCCGGGCAATAGCATTTAGCTGCTGCACTAGATCACCCAATAAGTTAAGCTTGAGTGTTATTACTGGATTCTCCATTCAACATCCTCATTTTCTTCATGTTGTGCTTACTGCGATCCTTGTGACATTGGGGACAAGTCCTGCCGTTCCAAAGCTTTCCACAAGTTCCAACATACTTTTTATTACGATCATCAAACTTGCCTACAAGTCTGCGAAGCTTAATCTTCTCACAAACCCGACAGGTTGAATAATCGTTTTCTTCTTGAATATCCATATTCTAAAGTCCTGGTCCTCTATAAATAGGATTAATTGTTGTTAATCCTGGAGTAGTTGTAATATAATTTTCGTCCCTTACTTCAGATAGCTTTACTAAAATCAACTGAGTGTCCTTATCATTTGGAACTCCACCAATCCCGTCCAAGAATCCCTTAAGCCAAAATGTAAATTCCTTATGTGTCATACTTTCTCCTGTTTCTATTTTAAGTTGTTAAAGTTTCTATAATCTGCCCCCCTCGGACTTCCGGCGGTATTTCCGATCTATATCGAAAGCTCTTCCTAGTTAGGAAATTCGCCGCTATAACTCGCAGCTTATACGGATTATTATCCCCATAACAGGTTTCCAAAAAGGAGTTAGCTTCGGGTATGTTCTTAAATACTCCCACAACCTCAAAATCTCCCCTACGATTGTACAGACGAGCTTCGACCGTGGACTTGTCGAGACTAGAGATCATAACTCTAGGAGCCCGGAGCAATGGTCTTTTAGCCTGTG